TTCGTGCTGCCATCCCTGACGACGATTCAGATACTTACACGCAGCAGGTGCATCAAAAATTGATGGCGGATCAAACCGTCAACGGTTATGCACTTGACTTGACACCTGACCGTACTGACTTCAGTCTTTATGAAGCTGATGTGCCTTTGGGTATCATTAGCCAAGACTTCCTTGTGCGGTATCGCACGAGCAGGACTTCATTAACTAGCGCCTAACATCATGGCTAAGATTGAAAGGGAAGTTCCCAATCCCGGAGTGGGCGGCAGCTATTTGTTTGACCCTAAGTCTGGGAAGCTTACACTGATCACAGAAACCGCCGCTCCTACCACCGATGGCACTGACTCGGAAGAAGTTTCTGATCGCGAAGATTGAGACAACCTATGGGACTGACCCTAGTCCTGTCGGCGGTTCTGACGCGGTTCAAGTTACCAACCTTGAAGTAACTCCGATTGAATCGGACAACGTTCAAGCGGCTTCTTATCAAGGCTTCCTTGGTAACAGCACCCGTGGCACTTTGGTTGCCAACAAGCGCGTCAGCGTGACCTTTGATGTTGAGCTGGCTGGTTCTGGCGCTGCTGGCACCGCTCCTGCCTTTGGTCCGCTGCTGAAGTCCTGTGGCCTGAGCGAGACCACTTCCGCTGGCGTCTCGGTGACTTACGCCCCGGTGAGCAGCAGCTTCAGTTCTGCCACGATCTACTGCTTCTACGACGGCACCCGCCACAAGATCACTGGCGCACGCGGCACTGTCAGCTTCAACCTGACTGCCGGTCAGTTTGCTGTTGCCAGCTTCCAGTTCATCGGCATTTACAACGCTCCTGACGACACCGCCGTGTCTGGCTCCTTCACTGTTGCCAACCAGGCTGCTGCCATTGAGGTCAACGACACCAACGTGACCACGGCCACTTTCCACGGTGTGACCAGCTCCCGCATTGAGTCGTTCGACATGGCGTTGAACAACGAGCTGCTGTACAAGGAGACCGCTTCCAATAAAGAGGTTCTGATCACCAACCGCGCCCCTGGTGGTACGGCTGTGATTGAGGCTCCTGCTGTTGGCACCACCGACTTTTTTGCCAAGGCCGTTGCTGCTGCTACTGGTTCCACCAGCCTTGTGCTGGGCGCCACTGCTGGCAACATCGTCACGCTGAACGCAGCGCAGACGGATATCACCGGTTGTAGCTACGCTGATACTAACGGCGTAATCGCGCTGTCCATGCCGTACCTGGCTCTGCCCACCACGGCTGGCAACAACGAAGCTTCGCTGGTGTTCACCTGATCTCTGTTCATGGCTTTCGTCCTTAAGAAGACTGCTTCCTACAAGTGGGAAGTCAAAGTTGAAACTCCGGTTGACGGGAATCGCTTTGAGACTCAAACGTTTGAAGCAGTCTTCAAGAAGATGAGTCGCTCGGCTTTCAACGATCTCATTGACAAGGGTGATGACGCTCTTGTTGATGGGATCCTTGAAGGCTGGGAGGGCGTCAATGATGAAGAGGGCAAGCCTGTTCCCTTTACGTCAAAGAACAAAAAAGAGCTTTGTGATGATCCCTATGTGATGAAGGCGATCATCCAAGCGTATGCCGACAGCGTGACAGGGGCGCCGGCAAAAAACTAAAAGTCGCTGCTGAGTACTGGGCGAAAGGTGGCGTAGTTGACGAGCGCGAAGCCGACCTGAAGGCTCTTGGCGCAAGTGAGGAGCAGATTGCCGCTGCACGTTTGCAAGCTGTACAACAGGACTGTGAGGTCTGGGAGGAGAACTGGGACATCGTGGTGATGTTCATACGCATGTCGACGCAATGGCACACGAGCATGGCAGGACTGACAGGATTGAACTACCCGAGTCTTGAATGGCTCTGTAAGCTGTATTCAGTCAAGGATCCTGTCGCTGTCTTTGAGGGCGTGCAGGTGATGGAAATGGCTGCCCTTTCCGTTTTGAATGCGAGCCGCAAATGAGTTCAATCACCTCGGAAATCAAGCTGCGCATCAAGGCTGAGGGCGAAGCGGTCTTCCAAGGTCTCAGCGCGAAGTTAAATAATCTTGCAAATCAAACAACGATATCTTCTGCAAAATTCAAAGTTTTATCAAATGAACTGCGCGATGTTCAAGAAAAAACTGGCGCCAATAGCATAAAAACTCTCAAGGACTATGCCGCTTCTTGGCGTGAGTTGGCGAACAGTGTTGATATTGCAAGCAAAGAATTTAAGGAGGCTACTGCTCAAGCCTCGAAGTTTGAAGCTCAGGCCGCAAAAGCACAAGGACGCCGTGGCGGTGGTGGTGGAGGCAGGATTGGAGCAATTGCAGCAGGCGCTAGCTTTCTCGGACCAGATGAGCTGATTGGTGCTGCTGGTGGCGCTGCGTTGGGAAGCATTATTCCTGGCGCTGGTACTGCTGCTGGTGCAGGTATTGGCGTGGCTGTTGGCAGCATGGTCATTAGACCGTTGCGGCAAGCGTCTGCAGCTATTGCCAACTACAACAACGATCTCAATCTTGCAAAAATAACTCTTGCTCAAGCGTCTAGCAGTCAAGAAGATTATTCACGGAATTTGCAAATTGCAAGAAAAGTTAGCGACGATTACGCGATTTCTCTCAAGGAAACAATTTCCGGTTATGCACAGGTTTCAGTAGCTGCGCGTGCCAATGGATTGAGCCTGAAAGAAACAGAAACGATCTACAGGGGCGTTGTTGCCGCTGGCGTTGCGTTTGGTAAATCTCAAGAAGATATCAATGCAATCGTCCGCGCCACCGTTCAGGTTTTGAGCAAGGGCAAGGTAAGCGCCGAAGAAATGGGCGGCCAGATTGGTGAACGTTTGCCTGGCGCTGTTGCCAAGTTTGCTGCAGCCACTGATCGCACGCTGCCGGAATTGGCAAAAGCGTTTGAGCAAGGCGAAGTAAAGATTGCTGATTTTGTCAAATTTGCCAAGCAACAATTAGATGATTACGACGAGATTGCCAAGATTATTGGTGATTCGCCGGCAAAAGCAGGTGCCCGTTTGCAAATTGCCTTGGATACCGCAGGCGAAAACTATGGTGGATTTTTCCAGAAAATTGGCGCAGGTTTGCAAGATAATCTCGCCAAGACAATCAGTTGGGCAAATCAAAACTCAGAACAAATCAAAAGGTTTGCGACTTTTTGGTTTAATTTGGCGAGAGACATTGGAAGAGCATTGGCGAAAATTGGCGGCACCATGTTTGGATTTTCGCGAGGTCTTTTTAAAATATTTAGCGATATTGCATTATTTCTTCCGCGCAAAATTGCCGAAGCATTTGGCACGACTCCAGAAAAAATATTTGGCAAGGTAACCAATGTTTTAAACGAATACACCAAAAATTTCAAAGACTATTTCCCAGAATTTGAACCAGGTGCTGGTTTGTTTGGCGGTGGTGAAGGGGCAACACCCGGATTAGACACAGAAGGGGCGGCAAATAAAAAAGAGAAAAGAACTAAAAAAATTATTGATCTTACAAATGAACAATTGCAACTTGGCTTGGACACCGTAAACCTTGAGCGACAAGGTCTTGACATTCGAGCTGAATATTCAAAATTTTTACAAAGAGAGCTTGATTTACAAAAAAAACTTGAACGCGGCCAGATTGGCGTTAATCAAGCAATTCTTGAAGGCGCTCAGTCTCAGCAACAATTAGAGCAGGCAATTGAAAATGCATTTAAAGGGTATGGCACAGACGTAATAAAGGCTCTTGACGAAGAGGCACAAGCCAGAGCGCAAATCAATATTTTGATCGCAGACGCACAATTAAAAACAAAAATTTTAAGCGAGGAAGACAAGAGGCGCGTTGAAATAAATAAACAACTTGCTGCAGTAATTGAAAAATTTGCAGGCATATTGACATCCGAAGAATTGCTTGAAGCAATTCGAAAACTGCGGGAAGCCTTGGAAGGCGTCGCTAAAACTGGGGAAAGTTTCAAAGATAACTTCAAAGCCTCCTTTAAATCAATTGCTGATTCTGCATTGAATCTTGGGGCAAACCTTGGCTCTTCATTGGGAAATACTTTTGTTGGGCTTGCGGATCAGTTGGCCGAATTTGTAGCAACTGGTAAAGCGAGTTTTGCAGACTTTACTCGTTCTGTTCTTTTGGATTTGAGCAAAATATTCATGAGAGCTGCAATTTTTCAAACACTAAAAGCATTTTTCCCCGGTAGCTCTGCAATAGGCAGTTTTCTTGGTTTTGCCAATGGCGGCATCATGACCGAAAAGGGTCCGCTTCAACTGCGTCGTTATGCCAATGGCGGCATTGCAACGAGCCCCCAACTGGCCATGTACGGCGAAGGAAGCCGTCCTGAAGCGTATGTGCCTCTGCCTGATGGCCGCAGCATTCCAGTGACGATGAATGGTGGCGGCAACAACGTAAAAGTTGATTCCATCAATATCACCGTTCAAAATACCGGTGAGGATTTGTCACCCGCTACGCAAAAGCGGATTGCAAATCAGGTTCAAGGTATTGTGATGGCCAACTTGGTCAACGAGCGCCGTAGCGGAGGCATCCTGCGATGACATACATGGCGTTTGACGACATCAAGCTGGATTTGTCCAGCACGGTGCGTCGCAACCAACGTGTCCAGCGGATGCAATTTGGCGATGGCTACAGCCAAGTGTTGACCGATGGTTTGAATAGTGAACAAGAAGTCTGGGACTGCAAAACAATTCCGTTGACTAATTCAGAAGCTTTTTCAATTGAAAGTTTTCTGCTGTCAAAAAAGGGGCAAGCAATTACTTGGACTCCGCCATTCAACACAAAAAGTTTTTCGCGGCCTTTTGAATCCGGTCAATTGCTATTGGGTTACACAAACATCAGCGCGTTGACGTTGACTGGTTACACACGGCCAACCAATTACACCGCCAACCTTGTCACAGGCTTGCTGACTTCTGTGACCATTGCGAATGGCACTGTGGTGGACATCGAATTGACGCTTGCCGCCCGCTCTTTCTTGCTTGGCAGTGGATGGACAATCACGCCAGTTAGCCCAGAGTATGCAACTTTGCAATTTGAAATGCGGAGAGTGTATGTATGACTCAATCGCCTCCCAATAGTCAAACATTTAAGACGCAACTTCCCGAAGTTGTTGATCTTTTTACGCTGGATATCGCGGTATTACTTCCCGCTGGTTCTGTTGACCAGTCAATTTATCGCTTTTGCAATTGGACACAAACTAACGGCAGTGATGTTGTCTACGACGGCAATACATACGTTGCGCTGCCATTACAGGCAAATGGCTTTGAGCTAAATACCAGCGGTCAACTGGAGCGCCCTAGCATCACTTTTGCCAACGTCGGCCTCGCCATCACCGGACTCACCAACACCTACGACGACTTGGTTGGCGCCACGGTGCAGCGCATCCGCACACTGACCACCTACCTTGATGGCCAACCTGCAGCCGATCCTGACGCCTACTGGGGACCAGATCAGTGGGTGGTGGAGCAAAAGACCAACGAAACAAAATTGTCGGTCACGTTCCAGCTTTCTGTCCCGTTCGATCTTGAAGGCCGCAGTCTTCCCGGTCGCCGTTTGTTGCGCGAACAATGCCAGTGGATTTACCGCGACAACATCGGCTGCCACTACAACGGCGCAAGTTACTGGGACGCGAATGACAACGTGGTCGGCACCTTGGCGCAGGATGCGTGCGGCAAACGGCTGGAAAGCTGCAGATTGCGTTTTGGCTCCGGCAGCCGCTTACCCTTTGGAGGCTTCCCCGGCTTGGTGGACTCGCAAGGCTGATGGAACTGACTACTTGGTCAAATCCGCTGACTGCTGCCCAACGGCTCGCCATGCGTCATTACGCCGAGGCCGCCCACCCACGCGAAACCTGCGGCTTCATTCTGCAAGACGGCTCCATGGTGGAGTGCGCCAACATCAGCAGCGAACCTGACACGTTCACGATCAGCGCCGAGGACACGGCTCTGTATTACGACGACGCGGTTGCCTGCTGGCACAGCCACATCAATTACAACGGATTCAGCGAGGCTGATCGTAAAGCCTGCAAACAACTCAACCTGCCGTATGCAGTGTGGAATTGCGGCGGCAGCGAAGCGTTCTGGCTTGACCCCCAACAGTCTGCTGGTCTACTGGAGCGCCCTTGGAACTACGGCGTCTACGACTGCTACTCCGCTGTGCGGGATTGGTATTGGCAACAGATGGGCGTGGCAATGGGCGATTACGAACGGCTGTATGAAGGCGAATGGTCAACCCGTGGTTTCACGCACTTTGAGGACAATTTCGACGCCGAGGGTTTTGTCCGCCTGCCGGTCACGGTGCCGTTGAAGCGCGGCGATGTAATCCTGTTCCGCATCAGGAATCAGAATTGCTGCAATCACGTCGCTGTCGTGGAGGATCCCAGCGCCAACCTGTTGTACCAGCATCTTGTTGGCAGATTGTCTGGATTAACGGCGTACAGCGGATACTTCCGCGAGAATACTTACATGGTGGTGCGGAGGCTGGGCTGATGGTCACGATCAGGTTGCTGGGTGAGGCTGGTCGCCGGTTTGGGCGATGCTTCCAACTTGCGGTCAAGACACCTGCCGAGGCTGTACGGGCGTTGTGTGTACAAATTCCAGAGCTGCGTCAATACATGATCCAAAGCAGTGATAACGGCATTGTGTGGCGCGTTGTTACTGACCATTCGACTGGGCTGACGGATGAGCAGTTGTTGTGGCCAATGAGCAAACGACTTGTGCTGGCTCCTATTCCAAGTGGCCGTGGCGGTGAAGGTGGTTTGGGCGCAGTGATTGCGGGTGTTGCGCTTGTCGCCTTCTCGCTTTTGGGACCAGCGATGGTTTTTGGTGCCGCTTTTGCCAAGAATGCACTGCTGTTTCAGGTGACTGGTGCGATTGGAGCATCCATGCTTTTTGGCGGGGTAGCACAGTTGCTAACACCAACACCGCAAATGCCAACCGTCAGCACCATGGGTGGCGCATCAACAACAGGCCGCAGCGAATCAGACCAACTGAAGTCTTTTACGTTCGATAAATCCAACGCCAATACCAAGCAAGGCGAGGTTGTTCCTGTCCTTTACGGTGAG